GCGCATAACGCCTGCCGAACTTGTCAAACAGTTTGACGGCAGAGGCGGACTGTCATGGACAGAATACGATGAGATTTTCTCGCCACCAATCGCCAAACAACAGGAGCCATCATGACCAGCAGGCCTAATTATGCGATGGGGACTGAGATGAACGACACAAAAGCGAATTGGAAAAGACGCGCACTAAGGGCCGAGCATGAGCTTGAGTCGTTGCGCAGAGTACGGACTTTTGAACACAATCAAGAGTTTGAAATGGCGCGGGTAAATGCAGCCCTTGCAACTGCATTCCGCGAGATTGAGGAGGCGATAGCCTGCGCCCGGAATGTGGACAAAACGATTGGTGCATAACGCTGTTGGGATATGCGAGTTAATGAATTTTGCCGCAGAGTTCATTGCTGCCGCACCCGCTATACATGAAGGGGGGGAACATGCTTAAAAGAATGTTCTGCTCCCTGTTTGGGCATGACGTTCGTGTCGTTCGCGTCATGAATTCGCAGGCCCAAAAACTGCATTGCGATAGGTGCAATAGGGATTATGCGATCCACTTTCCCACGCGCAGCTTTGTGCGATGGGATAAGACGTTTGATGAGTTTTATGCCGAGGACGGTCCCTACAAAACAATTCTGAGAGGCGAAAAGAAATGACCACCCAACCCCCAGCACAGGAACTGCCTGAGTTGCCCAAAAACGTGCAGCACATCATGCGCCGGATTCGTGCCTGCGAAGGCGAAGAGGCCGCACGGATTGTGCTTGAACACGCTTTGCGCGAATACGGCAGAGCATGTATTGCCGCCTCTCAGGCAGGGAGAGCGGAGCCAATAGCGCGGCTTTTGCGATGGGAAGCACCGAAGAACATACCAGTTCCGCATGGTGGCGTGTGCGCCCGGACGTTTGCAGAGTTCCCCAAAGGCGCTGGTGAAAATGGCTATTGGAAAGAGGGTGTGCCGCTTTATTCCACCCCACCACTAGAGGTGCGAGAGTCCGCAAAGTGCGGGTATTGTGGTGGATCGGGATCGGTCAATTCATGGACTACGGCCACCTCCAGCGATATTTGCTTTAAATGCAATGGTGCTGGAACTGCAACGGCAAAGGGGGAATGATGGACGACAAAGAACTTTTGACGCTTGCGGCTAAGGCTGCAGGGATTGATGTGAAGTGGGTAAGGAATAGCGGAGCGTTCTATTACGACAATGAAGAAACAGGGCATGAAATTTTCGACCCCCTCACCGATGATGGCGATGCGCTCCGGCTGGCTGTGAAGCTGGGTATCGAGGTTAACTTTGCGCGCTCACTATCCAGAACTTACGTGAACTACAGGTTTATCGCACTGTACGAGATGCACGAAAACGACCCCTACTCCGCAACCCGCCGCGCCATTGTCCGTGCCGCTGCTGAGATAGGACGGGGGATGTGATGGGCGAGGCAGCACTACTCCAAAGAATCGACAGCCTGACAACAGCCGTCCTCACGATGGCGCGGCAGGCTGACGGCCACAGGACGCCGGTAGGTGCTTATGAGCAGGGGCTGAGTTGATGATGGAGCGGCTACGGTGATTTTGTACAAACAGCCAAGCGAGGTTATTTGACCGGTGGCGCGTGGGCCAGCAGTTCAGACTTTTGTGCGCTACCGTTGCTGGTGCCATACCAGTAAGACAAGACCATCAGGGCGACGGAATCCATCAGGCCCAGCACCCGGCCAACAACAATATCCGGCGTGTCGGCTGGCAGGCCATGAAACAGCACTACAGCCTCACAGCCCAGCGTGACAGCCAGAAGTAGCAGGGAAAGCCAGAATAGCGGCTTTTGTGTGCCGCCGTCTACGTTGGCCCTGCGTGCGCTGTCGCGGTCTTTAAATTCCAGTTCCGCATATTTGAAGCCGCGCTCCTTTTCTTCAGCGCGATACTGCATTTCCAGCTTTTTGATTTCACTCAGTTGGTCGGGCGAAAGCTGTCCCGAGCTGATGGCGTCCGCGATTTTGGCTTGAGTCGGCTCAGAAACGCCAAGTAGGTTGCCCAGCGCTGCGACTGCCACACCACCCAGAGGTCCGAGCAATGCGCTTGCAACAGTCGGGGCGAGTGTCTTGAGGAAGTCCATATTTACCCCACGATCCCGACATGTGTGCCGGATTGGTTTATGGTGATGACGCGGTTGATTTCTTTGGACGGCTTGCGGGTCGATACGTGTACCCATTGGCCGTACTCAGCAATAAGCTGACCAATGCCCAGGCTGTCGATCTTGTCGGCCAGGTGCAGGGCTACGGCCTTTGGCGTGCCGTAAGCGGGACATTTGAAGTCCACGGCCATTGCCTTGATGTGGTCACTGGAATCACCCGATCCGATGGCCCGGTTGACCTCTGGCGAACGGTATCCACTGGTGATGATGATGGGGTTATCGCCCAGTACGGCGCGGATCTTCTCCATCATTTCAGCCGTGTTCTGGGCCGTCATCAGCAATTCAGGTGGCAGGCTGTTATCCAATCGGCGGCGTTCTGCCGTCTCGCTGGCCGTGAATTCTTCAAGGGAGAAATTGGCGGACAGTTTCATGGTGCGTCCTTTGGTGGTTCAATGCCCAGCTTTTTCTCTGCAAACCGCTGGCCGAGACCTTCAAGCCAGTTGATGCCCTTGGTTCCGGCATGTCCCGCAACGCCGACGATTGCAGCCGTCAGGCCTTGATGCAGGCTCATGTAATCGCACAAATAAAAGGCGATCAGTCCGGCAAAGGCGCTGATGCACAACTCCCCTACAAGGGCGCTGATGTTCCACATGAGCATTTCACCCCGGCGAACTTTCCCGTACCAACTAGCAAGGCCACCAAACAGGGCGACGGCCATAATTGCGCCGTACACCTTCAGCGGGTAATTCAACGGGCTTTTAACCTGGTCTTGTGCCCATGCGGCCATCGGTGCCAAAAGGTGTAGACACAAAATGACGTTGATGATGATGCGGTGCATGTCCGGTCTTTCTATTGGGGGTTGCAGCGAGCTAGCTGTGATGTTTCAATAGGTTGTTCACCCGGAAGAGTCTGGGAGACTGGAGTTACGACGCTTCAGAACTCACAGAGGAGTCAACCAGGTGAACAGCCATAAGAATGCCAGATTAACCATGGAAGGGCGCAAATTGCTCATTGAACGCATTGCTGTCATGGGGTTGATTGCGGCGGCCGAGGCCGCAGGGATCAGCCGACAGAGCGCGGGCAAGTGGCTACGGCGCTTCCAGGAAGGTGGACAGGAAGCCCTCAGGGATCGCAGTTCCCGACCGGATCGAACCCGTAGCACCATTGACGAGGCGCTCGCCGAGCGAATCGAGCGGCTGCGCCGAGCCCGTATGCCCATGCGCCGAATTGCCAGCGTTGTGGGCCGCAGCGTCGCCACCGTAAGTCGCTTCCTGGCTGGGTTGGGCCTGTCGAGCCTCAAGGCGCTTGATCCGGTTGAGCCAATCGTGCGCTATGAGCGGCAAGCGCCAGGCGAGTTGCTGCACATGGATATCAAGAAGCTCGGGCGCATCGTGCGGCCAAGTCACAGGGTCACGGGTGACCGGCGGGATTCTGTGGACGGTGCGGGCTGGGAGTTCGCCCATGTGGCCATAGATGACCACTCGCGTGCTGGCTTTGTGCAGATGTACTGCGACGAGCGCAAGGAGTCGGCCGTAGAGTTCCTTAAAGCCTGCGTGGCCCACTATGGAGCGCTGGGTGTGCAGATCAAGCGTCTGATCACCGACAACGGCAGCGCTTACCGATCAGTCCTGTTCAACAAGACCTGCCAGGCATTGGGCATCAGGCACACATTCACAAGGCCGTATAGACCTCAAACCAACGGCAAGGCTGAGCGCTTCATTCAGACTTGCCTGCGTGAATGGGCCTATGGACGCATCTATGCCAACAGTGTCGAGCGCACCGCATGGTTGCCGTCCTTCCTGAGCTACTACAACGCCCGAAGGCCTCACTCGGCATTGGGCTACAAGCCCCCAGCCTCCCGACTTCGCGGTAATAACCTATTGCAACTTAACAGCTAGCCCATGAACAAGGCTGTGACGAGGGGAGAGTCTTTGACGGCTGCAGCGACAAGGCCGTCAGCCCAACCCGTTGTGGTGTAGATGTCGCAATAGGCTGTGTTTCGTGCTGAAGACCCACCGTAATCCGCTACCAAGGCTTGACTTGAAGCACCCCCCAGTGGCATGCAAGTTGCCACCATGCCGAAGTTTGTAGACCCCATGGCTGTAGTGAAATTGACCCGAAACCAGCCTGTACTCAAGTAAGTCACACTCGACACGTTAATCGCGTGCTGAATCGTGCAAACCCCACCACTGACCGCAAAGGTGACAGCCGCGCGGATACCCGCCACAGGCATTGCGCCGGTTTGCCCAGAGTCGAGCTTCGCAGCTGTAATAGCTCCATCAGCAATATTTGCCGCGAGCACACTGGAATTCGGCAATCCGCCTGCAGTGAGGGCGGTCAGGCTTGTAATGTCGTTGTTTGCGCCAGAAGCTGCCGCGCCAGTGATGCCAGAGGTAGCGAGAGGCCCAGCCACCGCGCCGCCGGCTGACGACTGAGAAATCACCCATGCGGCCTTGGTGCCTGATCCGCGCACGGTCATGACGTTGAGCACCAGCGCGCCTGTGGCCACGTCGTAACTTGTGATCTGTCCGAACATGGAGTTTGTACTGGGCGCAGCGGCGTCAGCAGCAACAAGGTACATGCCAGGCTGGAAGCTTTTGCCGACACTTGCCGCGAATGTTTTGGCACCGGTGGCGATCAGCAGGCTGCTGGTGCTGGCATCGGTCGTCGAGTTGAGATTCATCGCCGCAGCCAGGGCATTGGCCTGCGTTGCAAACAGTGGTAGAGCCGCCAAAAAGGTATCGGCATTGGTTGAGAAGTTGGCGGGATCTGTTGACTGCGGAGGTGATGGAAGGTTGTCGATTGCCATGGGTGCCTTTCGGGGATGCGTTAAATTTCTTCGAGTTCGAGGCCGATCACTGCGTAATCGGGATACCGCAAGTTGATGGAGAAGCGCTTGTAAAAACCGAGAATCAGCACGGCTTCAAAATAGTCATGCGTGCTGTTGTCGAGGCCAGCCCAGACGGCCGGGACCGCGCCGACCGTGTCGCGCAATTGACGGATGCGATTGACCCGGCTCTTTTCTACAAAAATGCTCTGAATGGTTTTGGGCACGTTGCGCCGCTGCACCATCGTGCTCACGCCGCCTGCGAAGTCGCGCGTGACGGTTGAGAAATTCAGCACATCGTTTTCAGCCTCGTACTGCACTTCACCGATGTATTCAGATGCGCCGATGACGCAAGCACCGCACTTGACGTTTCCGGCCGTGGCTGTGATCGTGATGGTGATAACTGCGCCAGTGATGGGCGGCAGGTCAAACAGCGCGACGCTGGGCTGCACTGAAAAAGGCCTGAAAAAATAGTCGTACCAGTCGGACACTTCGCGCCGAACGAGTGAAACCGTGCGGTAGTAAACCGGAGAGCCAGCGCTGGTAATGGAGACCGTGACCGATGAACCTTGAAGCGCCAGGAGCGCCAGGGAATCTACGCGGTAAGCGGGGGTCAGGACAACGGTCAGGGATGATGCGACTTCTGTTGCAGTGTTTCGTAGGGTGTCGAACATGGCCCATCGGTTGGTCGGGCCAATCTCCAGCCACTGTGCGGTGTTGTTTTCAGGAACTGGCGAAGCTGCGCTTGTGTGAGCGCTGACGCATTCATAAATCCGGTGCGTGGTGGTGCGGATCACCTGGTCGCCGAGGGCGTAGGCAACCGATGAACCGCTCCAGGCTGTCTCGCTGGTATCAGGCTCTGAAATGGTGCTGCTTGTCAGCCGTGAGTCGGTGATTTCCAGCGGGGGAATTACTTTCATGACACCACCGTTGTATTGAGTGACTGACCGTCGGAAGTAAGGCCGCGCACCAGCTTTTCATTGGCGCGCGTGGCGGCGGCGGTTTGCTCGGATGAGCGCTGAAGGTCGGCGACCTGCTGGCGGAGTGCACGGATTTCGGCTGCCACCTCGGAAGAGTCAGCCGCAGGCGCGCTGAGTCGAGCGATAAGTTCTCGGTTGTCGGCGGCGGGGATGATTCGTTCACCTTTGTGAATGTGCGCCTTCATGTCTTCGGGTACATAGTTCGTGCCGATCGCGAAATAACCGGCATTGGCATAGGGGTCATAAGCTGCGACCGGTATCTGGACCTGTGCTGCGGCGGCTGCCGCGGCGGCTGCGGATGCGGCGGCAGCGGCCAGCGCGGCTGCTGTGCGTGCAGCGGCTTCGGCGGCGGCAACCTGCTCGGCATCAGCACGACTCTTTTGACCCTCTGCACCAGCGGCCAGAATGGCAGCGCCGCGCGCATCTTCGGCGGCGGCCAGTGCGGCGACGGCCTCCGCTACCGACAGCACGGAGTTATTGACCTTATTGAGCGCGTCAAGCTGGGCCTGCTGGACACTGATCTGGCCGTCAGCAAGGCCGCCCAGGGCGTTCAGATCGTTTGCGGTCAGCGCCTGGTCGCGCTGGTAATCGATGAAGGTCTTGAACAGATCCTGACTTGGCGCAGACAGTGCCTTCAGTGCTGGAGCAAGTGAATCCAGCGATGGCAGCACGCCGCTTGCCTTGGCGATGGCCAGGGCGGCGGAGATTTGCGCCTGCGCGGTTGAACGGCTGAGTCCTGGACTGTTCGCTTCGGCGGCCGAGTAGATGGCGCTGGACAGTTCTTTCAGCTTGCCAATCGAGGCGCTGAGCGCGGTACGCAGGTTCTCGGTGGCAGTCGACACATCAGAAGAGGAATTGACCAGCGTGGCAAATGCGCCGGAGACGCTGAGCAGGGCGGCGTAGGCTTCGCGGCCTGAAGCCGTGGTGATGTCCTGGGCATCGACCAGCGCGCGGAAGCTTTCGATGGATGGGTCATACAGGGCAGTAACGTCGATACCGGCGGCGCCCAGGGTCTTGAATATCTGCTTTGTCGAGTTGGCTGCTTTTTCTTGCGCGCTGTAGAAGTTCTCGTAATAGGTGCCGAGATTGGTGGTGAATTTCTCGATGCCGCCTGAAAAGTTGGTCAGGCTCAGGGTTGCCGCATAGGTGAGGTTTTTGAGGTTCTCAAATGGCAGCAGCTGGAGCTGATCGTGCAGGCCTTTAAATGCCTGGGCGGACGCGAGGACGGTGTCAATCTGAGACTGGGTAAGTGCGCCAGCGCTCAGGCCGTCGAAAATGCCAGACAGATAGTCGGGCAGCTGCGAGCCCTGCAGGGCGGCAAATACTGCGCGGCTGGCGGCCAACTGCAGGGATGCATCGTCAAGCTTTGTTTCAGCCTGATTGAAGCGCACGCCGCCGGCACTGCCGCCAAGCGAGAAATTCGGGTTTTCGCCATTTTTGCCGGTGTTGCCGCCGTAGTTGAAGCTGGCCTCGACCGTCTTGATGCCCAGGGCCTTGGCCGTGCTGGCGTAGGTCGACTGCAGGCTGGCCAGTTGGCTGTCGGCTGCCGTGCTGGACCCGCCGAACGTCTGGTAAGCCATGGTGTTGCCTTGAGCGTCAAAAGACGCGGCAGCGCTGCCGGTGTTGGCCGTGGGCTTACCGCCACCGCCGCCCATGCCGAGCAGAAGCCCTGCACCGATGGCCGCCCAACCCCAGCCGGGAATCGCTGCGAGACCTGCGGACAGGCCGCCTGCAGTACCAGCCGCCGCAGCGCCAGAGCCTGCGGCCAGGGCCGTGCCCTCGCCTGCCGCAATCCAGCCTTGAGACGCGGCCAGCGCGCCGATGGCGTCACCGCCTGCCACTGCACCGATGGCATTGGCACCAGCCAGGGCGCCGGGCGTGATGCTGGACAGGCCAAGCGCAGAGCCGAGGGTGGAGCCGCTGCCGAACAGATCGCCACCCAGCAGGCTTTTACCGCCAGAAAGGATATTGCCAAGGCCAAGGCCACCGCCGGGCTGCGTCAGGCCCAAAGCGCTGCCGATGGCCTGCGTGCCGGTATTGACGACGGCATTGACCACCGGGCGCAGCACCATCGTCTTGAACATGTTGACAACGGTGTCGCGCAGGTTAGCGGCGAAGCCCTTGCCAGACTCAAAACCGCGCAGAAGCGCATCGGTAATGCTGGTGTTGATGCTGTCGGCAGTGCGCTGCCACTCTTCGGCAACCGCCTTGGATGCGGCATTGTTGGCCTCGACAATGGAATTTGCCCGAGCCTGGGCGCGCAGTTCTTCGCGGCGCAAGTCGCCTTCTGGACCGGTGCCCAGGTTCAATTTGTCGATGTCGGCCAGCTCTTTTGCCAGCTTCAGTTCGGCGCGGCGCTGGCCCAAAATCCGTTCCCGAACTTCGCGGGTCTGGCCGATCAGGCTCAGTTCCAGCTGCAGCATCTGGGTTTCGTCGGCGGCGGTGCGGCCTGCTTCTGTCAGCCTGATCTCAGCCTGCTTGAATTCGGTTTGCTGCAGTGCCTCGACGTAGCGTTTTTGCGC